TATCTCATGTGCAACATGATGAGCCTCCACGCCGATCATCTTAACTGGTCGGTAAACCCCATGCTGGAAGTGGACATTTCTTCCCTGGTGGATCAGGCCGACACCGACGTTTACCCCGGGAAGGTCTTCCAGACCTACGGGAGCCAGCAGGGGCAGCAAGTTGTCCGGGCCATTGATCTGAAGTCCATGGCGAACGAAATGACCACCATGATGAATTTTTACGATATGCGTCATCAAGATGGTGGGCTTCTTGATTACTCCGCCATGGGGGCCCCGGGTACAAAATCGGAAGTGACGGCCCGGGAAGCTGCCCAGAACCTGGATCAAAGCATGACCGTTGTGGGCTCCATGGGGAAAAACTTGGAAGACGGCGCCCTGGCGGCAATCGTGGCCGGCGCTGAAACCGTGGCGATTAACATCACCTACGAGGAACTGGCTGCTCTTATGGGCCGGGACGTTGCCGACAAATTTAAGCGCCCGGTGTCCGACGAATTTCCGACCGGCCTGGAACTTCCCCAGCTTTCCACGGGCCGCTACCATGTCAGCGGGATTTCCGCCCTCATGCGGGAACAAGAGAAGCTGCGCCACATGGCGACGCACTTTGCCCCAATGTTCGACCCGAACGGCCAGGGGAAAATTTTCGCCCCCTATCTCAAGCCCGGCGGGTACATCACCGAACTCCTGCGGCTCACCCAGATGACCGACTCCAAGTTTGCCGTTGACGAGGCCAAGGCCATCGAGATCGACGCTGCCCAGCAGGAACAGCAGGATGCCGAGATCAAGAGCCAGCAGGCTCTCCGGGCGGCAGAGGCCGATAAGGAAGCGAAAGAAGGCGCTCGTAAAGCTGCCGAAGCCACGAAGTTCCTGGCTGAAGCTGAAGCCGCCAAATCCAAGGCCGGCACCCTGGACGCCCAGGCCGAACTGCATCTTTCCAAGGCAGAGTTGGCCGATGCCCAGGCAGCGGAGATTCACAGCAACAACGCTATCGAAGAACAGGCTGCCGGCCCCGGCCCGGAAGAAACGGCCAAGGCTACCCGGGTCCATGCCCTAATCCCGCATGAAACCGCTCTGGCTGCCCAGAAGGTTGAATCCGAGAGGATGATAACGGAAGGACACCGTGCCCGGGCGGAAGCGGCTGCAACGCCGCCGGTCCCCGCTGCCCCCCCGGAGCGCACCCCGGAGGAACAAGCCTTGGCCGCCCAGAAGGTCGAAACGGAGAAGGGCCTGACTGAGATCAATCTTGCCAAGGCCAAGCAGGCTGCCAAACCGCCCCCGAAACCGATGATGACTGCCAAGCCGGCTGCCGCCAAGCCGAAACCTGGGGGTGCTAAATGAGCGGCCAGCCTTTAGGCGGGAGCGGGATCGACCTTGATATTATCACCGGGCTACCCCGCCGGCCACGCACCCAGGAGGAACACAGGGCTGTAGAGGAACTGAAGGAACAAAAAGCCCTTCAGGAATCTATTGCAATCTCCCAGGAGTTGCCGGTAGTCCTTCCCATTGTGGCCCGGCAGCTTGAGAACCGGCTTATCGAGCTTATGAAGGCCGACCCTCAATGTGTGAGCTTCTTACAGATTATCAACGCCTTCAAGGTGAAGGTAGATATTACCCGGCACGTTGCCAGCAAGATCCGGCGCCAGGCGATGGGAATTCACTTAACCAGTATGACCGATGAAACCAAGGTCGCCCCTGAAGACGAAGGGATACCGACTGAGGAATAAACGCCATGACCCGCAAGGATACTCGTGGCAGGGGAGCAGGGAATGTCTGAGCAAGAAGAAAGAGATTTGAACGTAGGCGATGGTATCTTAGGCCCGGAAGATGAAGGGTCTATGGCGTTCAAGCTGGCCCGTGCCGCTGAAGCACCCCAAGCCCAGGTGCAGTTGTCGCCTGAGGAAATTGAGGCAGCCCGGCAGGCAGAGCTTGAAGCTGAAGGTATCGCTGCCGCTGCAGCCGCCGACGAGGCCGCTGCCGCTGCCGCTGACGGAACAAAAGCTGGGGACGCCCCGGAGCCGCCGAAGTTTAAGTTTGACACCCTGGAGGACTACGATAAGGCCCTGAAAGCAGCCGAAACCAGGATGCACACGGCCACCACGGAAACCTCTGAGGAACGGAAGGCCAGGGAAGCCCTTGAGGCAGAGGTAGCGGAGTTAAGAGCCGCCCAGGAGGCCCGGGATGCCGAAGCCGCCAGGCCGGCCGCTATCGAAGCCAATAAAGCCGCCTACGCAGAGGCGCTGAAGAAGATCAAGGCGATTCCTGTGACTCAGGACGCGGCAGGGAATCTTGTGTACCCTGACGACTATGACGATCAGGTTGCTGCAGCCTGGGCCAGCACGGCGCCGGATCCTGAAAAGATCATTGAGGAAGTGACCAAGAGGGCCGAAGCGAAAGAAGCGGCCCGGCGGGTTGCTGCCGACGCTGCTACCGCCGAACAGCGGGAAGCCGATGAATCCGCCAGGATTGCTGCCGACGCAGAAAAGCTGGCTGCCGATGCGGGTCTGGACATGACGCCCGGGTCGGCTGATTATCGCCTCTTTTACAGTCATGTGGATGAACTGAAGCGGAACCCCAAGCATGAATACCGGGACAAGCCCTTTGAGGAACAAGTAGCCTGGGCGGCCGGCGGGGTGAGGCAAATCCTTGGCCAAAAAATCGAACTGACGGATGCCGAAAGGGCAGCCGCACGTCGAACCCAAACCCGAAACAGCGTGTTGGAGCGGGGCGTAACCCGTGTCGCACCAGCCGAACCGAAACGACAACGCACCATGGCCGAAATGTTAGGGCAGGCGCCGACGTCGTAAGGAGATAGATCATGCCTGACGCCCATCTGTGGACTGACATTGGTGCGGGAATCCTGGCGAACCACCAGATTTCTGACCAGATTTTGGAAGTGGCCCTGGGGGAGTGCAAGATTGTCCAGTACACCCATGACCACGGCTTCGGCTTCAAGAAGAACGCCGGTGAAACCGTCAACCTGTTCCATGTAAACCGTCTGCCCGACGCCCAGAATTCGACGTTGCAGGAAGAAGGGCAGATCCCCATGCGTATGCTGTCCTTCGGGAAGCGTTCGCTGACCCTGACCGAGCATGGCGAAGGCCTGCAGTTCTCCGCCAAGCTGCAGGAGCTCTCGAAGTTCAAGCCCGATCCGATCATGAGGAAGGAGCTTGCTTCGTCCCTGGAACGCTCCCTGGATACCGAAGCGGCCCGGGACGGCTTCATGTCTGCCGACGTGAAGATTTGCTTCTCCCCCACCAGCCTGACCGGCGGCGTGATGAGCGTAACCGGTGCGGCCGGCGCCGTGGCAACCTCCCCGCTGATGGCGGAGCACATGAAGAAGCTCTCCGCCTATATGCGGGATACCATCCACGCCCCCTTCTACAAGGGGAGCAAGGGTGCCGGCGAGCACTACGTCATGCTGTCCTGCAACACGAACGTCGAGAATCTCCTACGGGATTCCGAAGTCATCAAGTGGCAGCAGTATATGCGGGAAGGTGCCCTGCTCTATAAGGGCGAAATGTGCGAAGTCGCCAAGATCAAGGTGGTGGAAATCAACCGGGCGATGGCCTTCAGCAATCTGTCCGGCACCAGCACGGTCTTCGGTGAATTCTGTCTGTTCGGGGACGAGGCCGTAGCGCGCATCGAGGCCGTCACTCCGCACCTTCGCCTGAACCCGAACTTCGGCGGCCGCTTCGCCACCATGATGGCTATGGCCTGGTGGGGTATTTACGCCTTTGGCCCGGTCTGGGATAGCGCTTCGGACGGGAAAGCCAAGATGATTAAGGGCATCAGCCTGTAATCTCAGCCCGGGGATTTGCAGTACCCCACGGAGGAATTTATTATGATGTACGGAGAGGAACTTCACGAGTTTGTTGGTAGCTCCGCCAACGCCAACGCTGCGGCCACTACCGCCCACATGACCAAGTATGCCTATCTGCCCGGGGCCGTGGTCTATTGGGGCATGAAAGTCACCACGGTCTTCGCCAACACCAGCCCCGTTGCCAACGGCCTTCTGACCCTGTATCGCTACACCAAGCAGATCCAGAGTGCGGTGATCGGCACCGGATCGCCCACCGGCTACGCCGTTGGCGATCTCCTGTCTGTGACCCAGACCGGAGCTTCCGGGGGTATCGTCCGGGTTCTCACGGCTCCGGCAGGGGTCCCCGCGACCTTCGAGGTCGTCAACAAGGGCATCAACTATCGGGCCGCTTCCAATCTGGCGACTGTGGCGCTCAGCGGCTCCGGTGACAACGCATGTACCGTGACCATCGTTGACAGAATTGCCCTGGACACGATGGCCCAGGTCGATGCCATGGTGGCCGGGAAACATTACGTCCGGCGGGTTCCCAACGCCCTGGCCGCCGATGTTTCCCCGACTCCCAAACCCCCGGCCAGCTTCAATGCCGGGGAAGATCTGGTAATCGTGCAGACCACGGCTGCCAACGGCACCGGGAACACCGGGGCATATTTGCCCTTCATGGTCATTCAGAACCGCGGCGAGAATTTTGCGGCCCAGGATCTCTGGATTGAAAACGAAGCCGCCAACATCGTTTAACCTCTAAAGGGAAGGGGTCGGGTTTAGCCGCCCGGCCCCCAACATCAAGGAGAACACATGGCTAAAATTGCCGCTGAAAACGTGACCGTAACTTTGAACCCGGAGGATATTGACCGTTCCCCGGATGGCCGCATTGGGATCAGAACCTTCCCAACCATTCTTTTCGGCAACTCGACCCTGGAATATACGGCCCTGGGAATCCCCATGCCGGCCCTTGGGAAGTTCGGCTTCTTGAGCGCCATCAAACGGGCGTATATTGAGCAGCCGGCCAACGGGTTCATCTACCACTTTGACCGG